CATTGTTTCATACAACATCCTACAAGAGGTCGTTTAAAATTTGACTTATATGATTTTCAAGACGAACTAGTAGATATCTATCACAACAATAGATATAGTATTAGTATGTTAGCTAGGCAAATGGGTAAGTCAACCTGTGCGGCAGGTTACTTGTTATGGTATGCTATGTTTAATCCTGATCAAACAATTTTAGTAGCGGCACACAAATATGCAGGTGCCAGTGAAATTATGCAACGTGTTAGATTTGCATACGAAACATTACCAGATTACATAAGAGCAGGTGTTACTTCTTACAACAAAGGAAGTTTAGAGTTTGATAATGGGAGTAGAATTATAGCACAATCAACAACGGAAAATACAGGTAGAGGTTTATCTATTTCATTAGTATACTTAGACGAGTTTGCGTTTGTAAGACCAAATATAGCCAAAGAGTTTTGGACTTCACTTTCACCTACACTAGCAACAGGCGGTAAATGTATTATAACAAGTACTCCGAATATGGACGATGATCAGTTTGCACAGATATGGAGAGATGCGTTAAAGAATCAAGATGAGTTCGGAAATGAAACAGATGTAGGTATAAATGGATTTGCTCACTATCAGGCAACCTGGGAAGCCCATCCAGATAGAGATGAAGAATGGGCAGAAATTGAATTAGGAAAAATTGGAGAAGAACGATTTAGACGTGAACATAAATGTGAGTTCATTGCATTTGATGAAACTTTAATTGACAGTATAAAACTTGCTAATATGGAAGCAAGAGATCCTTATGCAATAGCAGGACAGGTTAGATGGTACGCACCTTTAGCAAAAGGTAAACTTTATATGATAGCATTAGATCCTAGTTTGGGTACAGGAGGAGATAATAGTGCTATCCAAGTTTATCAAATGCCTGGAATGAAACAAATGGCAGAGTGGATGCATAATAGAACTACAGTACAAGGACAGGTAAAAATTGTTAGAGAAATTGCACAATATATTGAAAGTGAAACAAATGGAGATTGTGAAATATATTACAGCATGGAAAATAATACACTTGGAGAAGCGGCTCTTGTTACAGTAGAAGAAATTGGAGAAGAATTGTTTCCTGGTACATTCTTAACTGAAACAAGACAACATGGAAATGCTAGGAGATATAGAAGAGGATTTACTACAACACATAAATCTAAAATATCAGCCTGTGCTAAACTAAAACATTGGGTTGAAACCGAGAAGCTAGAAATAGCAAGTAAACCTTTATTACGAGAATTAAAAACATTCATAGCAAGAGGAAATAGTTACTCAGCCAAAGACGGAGAAAATGATGACCTGGTAATGGCTTTAGTACTAATAGTACGTATGAGTATGCAAGTGGCAAAATATGAAGAATCTGCATTTGAGTACCTTAACGACGACTTTGAAGATGGTGATGGAATGGAGCCAATGCCGTTTAGCCTGTTATAAATGCATAAAATGATAAATACATTAAAGGATAACTAAACAATGGAATTATCGACAGAAATTTTTAACATACTAAAAGGTGCAAATATTAAATTAAAATTATTTGATGCACAAGGTGCTAAAACACTAGATCCTGAAGAAGCATCTAGATTTTATGCGTATGAAGACGATTTTTTAGTAACAAAAAGAGTTGAAAATGAAGATACTGAAATTGTAGTTCAAGCAGGTACAGACTTTAGTTTTGCTAAAAACAAAGCATTGCTTGACAGTATAAAGAAAGCAGGACATAACGCCATGGCAGAATATAACGTAAGAAAATTTGACAAAAATATAGCTCCAAAAGACTTTATAGCAGAGGGCTATGAGAAAGTAGTTTTAAACACAATCAAGGATGCAGGAATTGATGGTTTCTTTAACAACGGCACATTGTATATCGAAGGTGGTAAAGCAGATGTACAAGCGGCAAGAGAAGCTATCCAAGCAGAACCAGAAATATTTAAAGCACCACCTATTGCTAAAGATACAGAATATTATGGTTTAAATGATTTCTCAGAAACAGTAACTGAAGCATACAGAAAAGCAACAGGTACATTAAAGTCAAGTTATATTATGTTTCCTGAATCAACAAGATTAGTTATCAGACACACTAAAGCAATAGATGAAGAAATACGTGGTAGCAGATCACGTAACATCAAAGGTTTGTTTATTGAAAACTCTGCAGGTGAAAGATTTAGATTTCCATACAAATATCTAAATGGTGCAAAATCTATGGCTCACCATGTAAGCCATGGTGGAACTCCATATGATGCAATAGGTGAATCATTATTAGCTATGTGTGAAGAAGTTTCGCAAGTGAATCAATTTATAAGACACGTTCGTTCGAACAAATTAGTTAACGAAGCTAACGAAAAAATCGTAGAAACTTGTAAAACAAAATTAAAAAGTTTAAAACGTACTGTTGAAAGTTTACAGACAGTAAAAGGATACAAGAATTACCAAGTAAAAGAAACCGTAATAGAAAATGGTAAAGAAACGGTTGACATTGCAGATAAATTCATGTACAATACGTTTAAGAATGCAGATATGAATGCAGTTCTTGAAACAGTGGCTCGTATTGTGAAAGAAGCAGATTCAATGGATGAAATGGTAAATGACGCAATCATGAAGTTATATGGAATGATTAAAGATAAAGCTGATTTTAAACTTACTATTGATCCATCAGATCCAGATCATCCAGATAACGAAGATCCTATCAAATACTCAGGTCAAATGGGTGCAATGGCAAAGTTAAGTAGTCTACTATCATACCTTGCTATGAACAGTAAAAATGATGAAGCATTCAATCATTTACAATTGGTTGGTAGTGAACTAGGCCGTTTATCACAGAAACAAATGATGTTGGTAAACAAAATGGCTATGTTCTTAGATAAGCATTACAAATCACCAGCTAAAGCAAAAGCACCGGCGGAGAGTATCGTTGATTCATCGGTAAAAACTTTACGTAGAGAAATTGCGTAAAAAGTACTTGACAGTAAGTACTATAAACTGTATACTGTACGGGCTAACAAAGGCAAAAGTAATCAATAGATTACACTAAAAAGTTAATTCATAGAGTTGACTTACTATTATAGGCTAATAAAGGAGATACATTATGGCATCTTTAGCAGAAATTCGTGCTAAATTACAAGCACAAGAAACAAAGAGCACCAGCTCTAGCATGGCGTCAGACAACGCCATTTTCGCTCACTGGAATATCCCAGAGGGCAGTTCCGCAACACTTAGATTCTTACCAGACGCAGACGAGAACAACACTTTCTTTTGGAAAGAAAGACAAATGATTCGTTTGAGTTTTCCTGGTGTAAAGGGTCAGGATGAAACTAAACCAGTAACAGTACAGGTTCCTTGCGTTGAAATGTGGGGAGAACAATGCCCAGTTCATGCAGAAATCCGTCCTTGGTTTAAAGACGCGACTATGGAAGATATGGGTCGTAAGTATTGGAAGAAAAGAAGTTATATCTTTCAAGGCTTTGTAACGGCAAGTGATCTACAAGAAGATAGTGTTCCGGAAAATCCTATCAGACGATTTGTTATTTCACCTCAAATTTATAAAATTATTAGTTCAGCATTAATGGATCCTGAATTCCAAGAGATCCCAACTGACTATGAAGCAGGTACAGATTTCACAGTTAAGAAATCTACCAAAGGTCAATATGCTGATTATTCAACATCTAATTGGGCTCGTAGAGAACGTAGTCTAGATCAAGCAGAACGTGATGCTATTGCAAAATACGGATTGTTTAATCTAAATGACTTCCTTCCTAAGAAGCCAGATGCAGAATCACTAAATGCGATTTTTGAAATGTTTGAAGCAAGTGTAGATGGACAGTTATATGATGTAGAACGTTTTGGTTCTTATTATCGTCCATATGGTGTAGATGCACCAAGTGGTAGTTCACCAAAGCCAGAAGCTAAGGTAGAATCTGCTACACCGCAACCAGCACCAGCACCACAACCGGCGCCAGTAGCACCAGCTACTCCAGCACCAGCACCAAAGCCAGAACCAGTAGTTAATAAACAGCCAGAAATGGCAACTGCTACTACGGCACCAGCAGGTGATGCACCGAGTGCTCAAGACATTTTAGCGGCTATTAGAAATAGAAAGCAGTAATATAAATTTAGAGTGGGTGAAAACCCACTCTTTAACAAGGAGAAAAAACATATGGCAAAACCATTTGACGTAAGTAAATTCCGCAAAAGTATTACAAAGTCAGTACCGGGCCTTTCCATAGGCTTTAACGATCCTGAAACTTGGATATCAACAGGAAATTACACACTTAATAAACTTATCAGTGATGACTTTCATAAAGGTGTACCACTAGGTAAGGTTACAGTACTTGCAGGAGAATCAGGTGCAGGTAAATCATTTATTGCCGCCGGCAATATTGTAAAAAATGCCCAAGATCAAGGCATTTTTGTTATTCTCATTGACAGTGAAAATGCATTAGATGAGAAATGGCTACACGCCTTAGACGTAAACACAGATCCAGATAAACTATTAAAGCTGAACATGAGCATGATTGATGATGTTGCTAAAACAGTATCAGACTTTATGAGAGATTATAAAGCAGAATATGCTGATGCAGAGTCAAACGAAAGACCTAAAGTATTATTTGTGATTGATAGTCTGGGTATGTTGCTGACACCAACAGATGTTGACCAATTTAACAAGGGTGATATGAAAGGTGACATGGGTCGTAAGCCTAAAGCACTAACAGCCTTGGTTAGAAACACGGTTAATATGTTCGGTGAATACAACGTGGGTATGGTATGTACCAATCATACATATGCTTCGCAAGATATGTTTGATCCAGATGACAAGATATCAGGTGGTCAGGGCTTCATCTATGCGAGTAGTATTGTTATAGCCATGAGAAAACTTAAATTAAAAGTTGACGCAGATGGTAACAAGACGAGTGAAGTACATGGTATCAGAGCCGCTTGTAAAGTTATGAAGACGAGATATTCTAAACCATTTGAAAGTGTACAGGTTGAGATTCCTTATGAAACAGGAATGAGTCCACACAGTGGTTTGGTAGATTTCTTTGAAGGCAAGGGTGCCCTTAAAAAGACAGGAAACAGGCTTGAGTATACAAGCCCTGTAACGGGTGAAGTCGTTACGAAGTTCCGTAAGGCTTGGGCGAGTAATGAAGATCAACACTTGGACCTGGTGATGTCAGAATGGAATAAACAACCACAGGATGTGCAAGATGCTATGCCTGAACAAGAAGCACCTGCCCTAACTGAGGAGCAAGGATGAATATAACAGACGGAGACTTCGAGTTATTGTTCAATCTATACGATGAAGCTAAAGAGTTTATCAGCGAAAAAGATAAGCCAGAATTCGCTAGTAAATTCATATATCATTTGTCTGATTATGGTTTTGAGATAAAACCTGCGGCAAAAGAGATAGCTGATCATTGTGATTATCTTGCAGACGCAATGGATGATTACTTAGAGCACAACGATGATGAAGAAGATCCTTTTGATGACTATAGTGAAGGCTATAGTGATGATGACAATGATGATTATTAAAAAATGAGTGTATGGTATCGTAAAGTAACGGGCAATCTAGGCGAAATAGTCAGTGCTATTTCTCACTTTGAGAAAGAAATTGATCAAGCTCGTTTAGAATGTGGAATGAAGGGTAATCTCGAAAAGCAGAGTAGAGATATGCCTGGTATTGTTGAACACAGATTCAATCAGTTACAGGAAGTAGAAGCTATATTAGAGTTTCTAAACACGGAAATGAGAAAATTACGTGCTAAAACATTCAGGAAGTTCCTGGAAAACTACAATAAAGCATTAAGCAGTAGAGATGCTGAAAAATACGTGGATGGTGAACAAGAAGTAGTGGATTTACAGTACTTGATCAACGATTTTAGCCTAGTACGTAACAGATATATAGGGGTTTCCAAGGCTTTAGAAGCTAAACAATTCCAGATAAACAACATAGTCAAGCTAAGAGCGGCTGGTTTAGAAGATATTTCGTTATAACGCCATATTATTGGTTGACAAAAAATTTTTTAAGCCGTATTATATACGTATAGTTAGTAAAAACCAAGTGGGCGGACAATTACCAAACAAGGAGCTAGTTATGCCAAAGCAAAATCTTTTTAAAAACATTACCACTCTTGATGTAATGTGTGCTTCTATTGAGGTATACAAATCACAAGGATTTATTAAGAGTGGGCATGGTTATACAGATAACAAAGATCCAGAAAATCCAGTAAAAATTGAAGATAACAAGACAATGATGTTATCTTTGTTACGATCAAAAGAACTAGGCATTGTGAAGTTTCCAGCAGAAACTGTAGAAGAAGCAAATAATCTTATCAATAGTATTAATGGTAAGTTGATGCTGAAAAAAATGACAAATACTCTTAATAATTTTGAGAGTAACGTTGTTAAATCTTTGGCAGAAGCTGATGTTAATAAATTTTCAATAAGCATTATTGCAAGTTTACCACATAGTGTTAGCATTGACAAAAAACGTGAAGTTATTGCAGATCGTATGTCAAGCCTAAAACACAGTAGCCAGTATTTTGGTGAAAAAGGTAAACGTTATGATATTGATGTAGAAGTACTTGATGTTAAGTTTATTCAAACTAGTAATGTTTATATGATCTCTACTTGTTATGCTGAAAAAGATATTGTTAAGTTCTGGTGGAGAGATCAGCCAGATATTAGTGATATTATTGCTAATAAAACTATCAAGATTCGTGCTACAGTTAACAAGCACGAATTATCCAAATATACAGGTGCCAAAGAAACTATGGTAAACCGAGTAAAAATTCTTAATATTGTATGATGGTAGATATACTCGTAAAATCAGTCGTTGGAGGTTTGATAATTGGTGTAGTAAGTACACTAGCACAAAAAAATCCGACAGCCGGTGCCTTTATAATGGGTATACCATTGGTAAGTTTCATTACATTGGTAATAATGCATTATAGTGGAGTAGATTATCAAACTTTAAAAACCTTTAGTTACCAAACGGTATACTTTGTGTTGGTAAGTTTGATTTTCTTCCCATTGTTTATTTGGTTTTACCCTGGTGGATTTTGGTTAGCACTCATTGGTAGTGCAACCATCGTTGGTACAATGATGGCAATCCTAGCAAAAATAATTGCTTGACATTTTTCGCATTTTATTATATACTGATAGTTAATTTAATTTTATTAATTAAATTTATTTAATAAAAGGGAGAACTAAAATGGCAAGAGCAAATGCAAAAGGTGCTACTTTCTTTTCAGAAGGTACACAAAATCAAAGAATCCTAGCTAATTTTTGGGGAACAGGAAATACGTTCACAATGAACGATCTAAGAAATGACTTAGATATTGCTTCTCCAGCGGCAAGGTTACTTGAGCTAAAAGAAGCTGGTTTTAACGTTAAAGCTTCAGCAATTGATTCAGGTTTAGTAGGTAGACCTGAGATGGAATATTCAATTCCAAGAAGAAGAGTATAATCTCTTATATAGAATTAGGGCCCGTTTTATAATGGGCCCTTTCTAATGAATATGAGAAT